AGGCTATAGGGAGACAGGAAAGCACTGTTATATATCCTCTGATACTCACCTACTCCACTTTCCTTTTCAACAGTCTCTACGGTAGCAAGAACAACAACGTTGGCAGCCCATTCTCCGTTAATCTGTTCCCTGAGTTCTCTCACATTGCCTCGCATGAGCTTTTTCCATTCCAATTCAAGTACAGTTTCAGCATTACGATAATCGAGCTTGTTTAACCAAGTGCGAAGGAATTTATACAACTCCTCTTCACCACTATAGGCAACACGATAAGTCCTTTCCTTAAACCAATCAGGAAGATCATCAGGATCGGAAGCCCACGAACAATCTCCCACGGTATTAATATACTGCTTCCTCGTATTGTCCTTATTCTCCCTTTCCTTGTCTTCCAGATAGAAGCTCACCTTGAACTTTTCATTCACTTCAGTTTCATCATCACGCTTCCTTTTCTTGACTTCCTCCATCCAAACATCAACGCGGAGATAGGTGTTTCCATCCTTGCTCTCGCCAAGATATTCCAATTGCTTACTGTCCTCTTTGGGAGCCCAGCCTAACAAGGCCTCGAACTCTTCCGCCGTAGGATTAATACCAATTACTCTCACCTCTACTAAGCCAACATACTTGGGCTGTTCAAAGTTTCTTTCTTCTCGTTGTTTTCCACCAATTGCCATAATTCTTTACTTTTTTAATTATAATATTCATTTATATCTCCAAATAAAACCTTTAAATGTTCCTATTTTATTTCTCTTAATCGCATTACTTAATGATGATTTTCTACAATCAATAGATAAAGCAGCTTCTGTAAGAGACTTAAATGATTGTATAAGATTTTCATTCATATCATATTGTAACACTGTCTTAGAAAATTTAATTTTAGTTGTTTCTAAACAAGGTTTTCCTTTATTAATTTCAGATAATTTTCTTTTAGTTTCTTCAGAGACTATCTTACCCTTATGAGATTTACTAATTCGTTCTCTTACATCTTTAGGACGAGGAACCCCTCTCAATTTGATACTTTTTATCTTCTGACATTCTTCTGAAAATATCTGATTGTTATTTCCATCTCCACCATCTGTCATGTTCTTCAGATTAAACCCATTTTCCTTAATATGCTTTATCCAATATCTCTCTTTCTCTTGCCAATTATCTTGATTTACTTCTTCTAATACATCTATGAAGAACTGTCTATCTTCTCTAATTTGCTTATTTAACCACCTATAGAACCAAGTATCATATCTGAATCTATCTCTATTCAAGTGTTGTTTTACTCTTAAATCAAGATTCTTAGCCTTTCCTACATATATAGGAAGCCAATCCTCATCTGAAAATACATATATACAGAACATTAACTATAAATTGTTTCCCAATAAGTTTCTATCTCATTATCATCATTTACTTTTGATATAAGAATTCTACCTTTTAATAGAGGATTCCTACTTCCAGCAACAATACTGTCATTAATTACATCAAAATTCAGATATCTTTCATTGCCATCAGCTACAAGTTTAGCAAGAGCGGTTACCTTAGAAGCAAATATGGTTTTAAGTTTTCCTGTCAGAGCTATCTCACTGCCTACCACTTCTTCTTTACCTCCAGCATCTTTGATGTACTTATCAGCAATATGACCAGCATATATTCTATAAGGACTTATTTGCCTAAAGAACTCTACCTGCTGTAAGAACCACCTTCTCGTATACTGATATCCTGCACCATCAGGAAGAGTAAGAACAGATTTCCATTCAGGATCATTGTATTCAAGTTTTTCTCCGTCAGGTACACCATTCTTACGATTGAATTTTTTTCCTATGATACTATTCATATACATAAGGGTAGCACCAAGTTCAGACAAATCATCCAAATCAGTAAGACCATCTATGATTAGATAGTCATATTTACCTTTATTATCAAGTAAGAGTTTACGATAGGAAATATAATTCTGATAACTATCCCACCTGTCATCCTCTTGAGAAGTATAAGTGCTAAGTTTTCTGGAAGGAATATATTCATATCCCCCCTTTTCAAGATCTAACACAATTGCATTATGTGTCGTAGTAAAATGTCCAAGAATAGCACTCTTACCACATTTCGGAATTGACACAATTACAAGATCCCTTGGAGCTGTTATAATCGGCATAGTTATATCATCTGGTAACATAATTTCTTTTTTCATTACATCGGTTCTATTTATTATTATTTGCTACATATTTACACATTTTTATGAAATAATCATTTGGATAGTTTGTTTTCATTTTGTTTAAATCTTTATGTACCCACTGAATATTATCAAGTGTGTATCCTCTACTGGAATCAATTCTGTCTAGAGAGGCTGTCATGGTCTTCAATTTTTTATAATTTCTTTCAATCCTTATTGACAATCCAGATAGAGCACACTTACCATCTTGTTCAATCCATTTATTCCATATATCTTCTTTAGTGATGCTAAATTCAAGATTTCTTGACTTTGCTCCAGATTTACAACTCTTAAAGTATACAGATGATATTCCTTTGTATCCTTGATAATTGTATGCACCATTTATTGTCTTATAACATTGACATCTATATACTCAGAATGTCCACTTAGCTTTATAATATTCCTTCCCACAATTTTTGCATCTTACATGATAGTGCCACTCTTTCCCCTTTTTTATTGGATTAAGAGATACTACTTCCACATTAGAAAACTCAATTCTATCCTTATATATAGGATCTTCTGGATTAAATGTTTCAGGTCTTGACATAACTACTCTCATCATTTTAATTATAAAGATAATCAAATTTCCTCAGAAAACATTATCCTTTCCGAAGGAATTACATTACTTTTAAGATAATTTTCAATCGTTTTAAGCTTATCCATTGCTCTTTCAACAGCATCTTCCTTTTCTTCAATAAGATTGCCTGCATAAGTGGTAGTTCCAGCCATTTGCACACCATCTACAAAAGTGGCGTAATACACGTCACCATTCTCTTTAATCTGTTTAATTAATTCTACTTTCATAATTATTATTTTTTATATTCATCCTAATATTTCATCATATTCTTCCTGTGTAATATTACCTTCATGCAGATTAATTTTAGCACGAAGTATACATATCAAATCATCTACTTCATCCCCACCCAGAGATATATTATCCTCTTCATAATCATCTTTATATTCAAGAATGATTTGCTCTAATGTTAAATTCATCCAGCTCATAAATATTTAATTTTATTCTTGTCAAACATAGCAAGGCTCTTCTTCAGCCATTCCAATTCAACAGGCTCTGTAGAGGAGATGACATATATGACAGCCTTCTTTTCAGGATTGTCATACTCCATATTCATGCACCTGTTTATACGCTGTGTCATTGTTTCAGGATTGCTATCAAAATAGTTAATTATCACTTTGCTTAAAGGCGTATAAGTGACTCCTGAGTTTCCAATCTTCACAACGGCAAGATGTTTAATTCTTCCTTCTACAAAATCTTCCCATACCTGCTTCTCACTTGATTTGCTATGAAAAGAAGGAATGCCGAGATTATCCGCCACTTCTGTCCTTCCACAAAACACGAGCAGCCTTTCCTCCTTGAATTTCTCTATAAGATCAATTGTTGCCTTCATTCTTGATGAAGAGGTTTGAAGAATTGATATTATCTTCAATTTCATATGAAACGAATTTTTCTCTTCTTTTTCCAGCTTATCAACAACCCACTTATAATTAGCAAACCTTGTCTTCTCTGTCTTTCTCTTTCCTCCATAATTAACAAGAATCTTGTCATCAAGAGGAGTTGTTATAACATTGATTTCATAATCGGGAAGAATTCCTTCCTTGATTGCCATCTCAATTGAGTATCGTGCCACTACAGGCAATGAAAGCTCATCCTTGAGTACTTTAGCTGTCCAAGAGGACAACGTGCCAGTGAGCCCCAGAATACGTCTATTGGCTTCTAACAGCGTCTTACAGCTTTCTATTTGTGCTTCCGACATCAGATGAATTTCATCAAGGATAACAAGATCATACTTTTCATCAATCTGCTTGTGTAGGGAGAGGTAAGTGGTAAATTTAATGATAGGTGATATGAAATCAGTCTTCTCGAAGTCTCCCAGCCACGAATCCCTTATCTTATTATCAGGGTAGGCAATGAGAACTGTCTTTGGTTTCAATTTATTCATTATTTTCATTGCCACCCTGATCTTTCCAAACCTTGGAGCCAAGTTAAGTATGCCCCACATGCCCCTTTCTATCCAGGTATCAGCAAACTGATCCTGTCTAACATCTCTTATATTCATAATCTGGATATTGAATAGGTTTCAACATATGAAGGAGTGGCTGACCCTTTTCCAGGATTTGCATAACCTAGTGCCACATTGAATGAATCAGGTAAATCCAGTCTGAAATATCCATCCCTGAACATTCGTACTTTCTCTTCTTCCTTTGGTCTCTTTCTTTTTCTACTCATAACAAAAAATATTCTCCTGTAAATAACGAATTATAGTCAAAGCCATCCATATGCTTACTCTTAGGAAGCTCCTTGAAGATGCCGGTGGCACCATGAAATGCCATCCCTATCTTCACTGAATCCTCCCCGTAAGAATTCTTGAGTATCTTCACACTTCTGAAGTAATTTCCTCCAGTCGACGGGTCTACAAAGTTACCGACTTTATATGAATCGTCCTGAGTCCTGTACCTTATAGGATCGAACAATGATATCACCACATCAGAAGCCTCACCAGGATTACCACTCTCCTTTATCAATTTGTTACCGTAAAGGCTCTTTATCCTTTACATCTGCATCTTTATCTATACATGCAGTTCAGACTATATCTTCACATTTTACTGTGTTCCGCTTTCTTGGAGGAATTATAGCATCAGCATTATCTGTTAAGCATCACCTCTAGTCGTTAGGCATTTATAGTATTTTCATACTACTTTAGCACGGGATTGTCCTTCTAAGGAGTTTCCCCGTTTAACGGAATTTAATGACGACATATATTTAAGTTTATATTGCATTTATAAACATTTTTCTTTGTCTATCGTCAATAGTCGGCTCAAATGCCTCCCTCTTCATGAAAGCGGGATTATTCAAGC